TGAGGTATTCCTGGATGAATAGGCCGGGGTCGTTTCCGAGCGCGCGCACGGCCGTGATGATGCGGCTGACGAGCTCGGCCTCTTGAGCGCGGGCGTAGATGTGGGGGAACTCGCGCGCATCGACAGCGGCCACCGCGGCTTGGTGGCCCTGCTGCAGCTTCTCCTGCCGGAGCAGGATCAGGTACTGTTCGAACAGCGCTAGCTCCCGCATGTCAGCAGAACTTCAAGTCGCCGTCCCACGTGCCAGTGAGCCACGACTGCTGGTCGATCGGTTTCGCCGACTGCATCAGGTCCTGCCAGTGCTTTTGGGCCGTCTTGTCGAACGTCTCGGTGTGGTAGGGCGGCACCACCTTGACCTTGGGCTGCGGCATCGTCGTGCCTACGGGGTACGCCGCCGGCTTCGGCGCAAGCTCGTGCTTGAACACGAGGGCCAGGTGCTCGCGGATGCACTGCGCCTGCATGGGGCCGAGCGGCAGCGCGCCGCCTTGGTTTTTCGGGTCGAGGATCTCGAAGTAACCCTGGAGCCAGTAGACGAAGTCGCGTGAGGTCATGCTGCCTTGGGGGGTGGGGGTTGTGGGGCCTGCTGCGGGGGCGCCTTGCCGCCGCCGTTGTCGTTGCCAGGCTTGGGTGGACCTCCGGGGCCTGGCGGCGCGCCGGGTCCGCCTGGAGGCGCCATGCCGGGCGGGGGCATGGGCGGCGAGGTGGGGATGCCGAACTGCTGCGGAGCCGGCGGGGGCGCGCCGAGCAGGCCGATCAGGTCGTAGCGGTTACGCGCCTCGAGGCTCTTGCTGATGGTCGCGTGCTTGAAGGCGAAGTTGCCCGCGAGCTCGGGCACGGCGTTCGGGAGCTGCACGAGCGCGTCGGCCTCGCTCACGCGCTGGCTGGTGGAGGTGAACTTCAGGTCGGCGCTGAACTCCACGTCGTAGGGGCGGTCGTACATCTCGCGGCCTACCGAAAAGGTCTGCCGCCCGAGCTGGCCGAGGCTCGGATCGTGGTTGTTGACCGAGAAGAACTCGGCGTCGTCGAGGAAGATGGCGTTGAGCGCTGCGTTGTTCTCCAGCACCTGCGAGAGGAAGTCCGCATACTTGCCCGTCGGAACCGAGAGCATCTTGGTCGCCTGCTCGATGCGCGCCGATAGGCCCTGCGCCGTCTCGCCGCTCTTGCCGCTTTCACCCGAGAGGACCTCGGGCGTGTTGCTCACGGTGTTGCCGAAGCGCACCAGCATCTCGATGAGCTGGATGAGCTGCGGGTTGGCCTGCCCGAAGTCGAGCGGCATCAGGTCCTTGGACAAGTCGACGGCGCCCTGGACCTTGTGGATCTTGCCCGGCTGGATGACGAACTTTTCCTCGAAGCGCACTTCCCCCTTGGTGATGAACTGCTTCAAGTTCGCGAGGCTCGCCTGGTCGATGAAGGCGGACAGGGCGATGTTGGCGGCCTTGTTCTGCGCGGCGTGGATGCTGCCCGTGCCCATGCCGATCGTGCCCTGGATGGGCTCGATGTTGACGCCGTGCGCGAACATGTAGATGGGCCGCGTCTCGGGCGGGCGGGGCTGCGCCATGGGGTTGCCCGCCATCCACTCGGGCATCTGCGGCTCGGGCGGGGGCGGCGTCTCGGCGATCGACCTGGCCATGATGACGGCCTGCGCTGGGCCGTCGCCCGTCGGGTCCATCGAGTGGCCCATGGCGAGCGCGCTTTGCTGCGTCGCCTCGAGCTCTTGCATGAAGGCCTGCCGCTCCTCTTGCGCCTTCCGGTAGTTCTGCAGCTGCTGCATCTCGAATTCGAAGCGGCGTTTATCGAACGGGTCGACGCGCTCGTGGATATTGAGCGACAGCACCGTGCTCGTCTGCCGGTCGATGATGATCTTGCAGTAGCGGTCCCGCGGCTCGCTCTCCTCGCCGTCCTCGCCCTTGGCCGTGCTCGGCGGCAGATTCAGCCAGCCCTCGTAGTGGATGATCTTGAACTGCCCCTTGGGGAAGGCGGAGCTGTCGACGCCGATGCTCTTGTCGACCGCGTCGCGCAATTCCTGGCTGAGCGTGCCGTCGTCCCACTCGGGCGGCAGGTGCTTGAGCGTCGAGCCGACGTCCTCCCACGTGCCGGCTTGCTTCCGGAGCTCGTGCGGGTCCATGAAGATGACCTTGGCGACCCAGGGCACATCCGAGTAGTCCGGCATCGTGGACACGTGCGCGTTGGCGCACACGAACTCGTTAGCGGTCAGGACCTCGTGTCGGTTGTACCGGCGCTGCGGGTCCCAGTAGCTGTGGCACGTGACGTCGCCGAATAGGTCGAAAACCAGCAGCCCGCGATGACCCAGTTGTCGTTTGAAATCCTTGATGCGTTTCCGGATCTGCCAGTTGCCATGAAGGGTGAGCAGCTTCGCGGTGTGCTCATCGTCGGGTCCGATAGGCGTAACTCCAAAAACATTGGTCCAGTTACCGAATAGCTCATAGTTTTGCCTGAACACCATGCGCACGGTGTTCTCCATCAGGATGGGCACGTGCGCGTTAGCCATCTTCTCGAAGGGCGGGCCCTTCTCTTCGAGCACGCCACTGAAGAGCTTCCAAATCTCGGCCATGTTCGACCGGAACTTGCTCGTCGCCTCCCACGCCGAATCGAAGTCCTCGATGCACTTGGCGCCGAGCCGCTTGAGCGCCGCACGCCCCTCGGGGTGCGCCTTGAAGACCTTGACGAGGTTGACCTCGTTCTCGTTGTACTCGAAGGGCTCCTCGCTCTTCGTGTCCTGCCCGAGCTCAAAAACGCTCTCGTCGTCGTCGTCGGGGGTGCGCGTCTCGGCGCGGCCGGTCTCTTCGTTCGCCATCAGGTTTTAGCCTTGGGACACGGGGCTCTCGTCGAGCAGCCGTAGTTGAATGTCAGCGAGGAACGACTCGGTGGTAGCCGCGAGCCCCTCGGGTGCGTCCGGCACTTGCTTGTGCCAGAGCTCGAGCAGCATGACCGCCTCGCACAGCTGGCGATGCACCGTCGCGTGGCTGTGGCTCGCGGGGCAGGTGTTCGACAAGCAGCAGGGACAGCTCATGTGTCGTCAGCGCAATTCTGCCGGCAGCTATCGCAGCAGCTGCAACGGTAGTCGGCGTTACCGTTGACCACGGTCTGATACGGGCACTCGTGCTGCGGCTCGGCGAGGTTCGCCTTCCATCGCACCTTGCACAGGTGGCCGTCGCACTTGGGGCGCGGTTGGTTGTTGGTGGCGTCGGTCTTCATACGTTCCAATGCTCCTCAATCACGACGCAGAGCACGAAGCCCGCGACGAAGCCGACCACCAACGTCAACAGGCAGAACATCAGCTTCCGTATCCGAACCCGCCAGCTCGACCGAGCGGCGCGTCATCGTTGTCGTTCTCGGGCATGTCGTACTCGTGGGGCTCCATCGCGAGAGAGCCTCGGCCTCGGCTGGCGCGCGCGGCCGCGTAGGCGACCACGTCAAACCAATGTTTCGCGGGGCTGTTCTTGTCGGGAATCGTCGAGTCGTTCTGATCGACCCCGATGCTCGCGAACATCTCCGCCGTCTTGCGGCACTCGCGAAACAGCATGAGCCCCGGGGGGCGGTCCTTGTCGTAATCACGCAGCCTCTCGCTCACGCGCTCGGCGTTGCGCGCGATGCTGGCCTTGTCGGCTGGCTGCCAGTAAACGCCGTGCGCCGCGAACACGGCGGCCTTGCTCTTGCCGCTATCGCCGCGCTCCTCCCACAGTTGCGTGTCTGCAACACCGGAGATGCGGCTACGGTGCTCGCGCTTGTTCCAAAAACCGAAGCGGGTCTCGATCTCGACGACGCGCTTGGCGACTTCCTCGTCCTTCATCAGGCGGAAGTTGAACTCGTAGAATTGGTAGAGGTTCTCGTCCGGATCCATCGCGAACCAGCCGATGACGCCCGGCGCCTTGAAGCCCCAATCCATCGAGCGGAACTTGGGCCAGTCGCGCGGGATCTTGAATGCGTCGATGACGTGGACCTGCGGGTTGTAGTCGTCCTCGAAGTAACCGCCCTCGACGCTGTCCCAATCGCCGTAGAGGTAACGCGCGCGCATGTGCGCGGGTTTGCTGAGCAGGCGGATCTTGTACTGCTCGACGAAGGCCTTGTCGGGGTTGTCGTCGAGCTTGGCCGGCAGAAACAGCCGCGTGCGGTAGTCGACCTTGCCCGTCTCGGGATTGACGACCTTTTGGCGGTGGACGACGTTGCCCTTGGGCTCGGGCGTCACGAATCGCTCTTTGAGCCAGCCCTGCGCGGGGTTACTCATCAGCCGCGAGCGAAGCAGCAGCATCAGCACCGGATCGGCGCTACGGACGCGCGCATCGAGCTCCTCGTACTGGTAGCCCTCGAATTGGTAGGCCTCGTCGAGCCCGAGGTGCGTGTACTGCTTGGAAAGGTAGTCTTGGTGGCTATCGCGCTCGCGGCAGTGCCCGAAAGTGAACTTGTAGCCGCTCGAAAACGTCCACGAGTGCCGTTCGCGGCTGTAGACCGCGCCCGGGTCGAATTTGGGGAACATGCGCTGGCTGCGGTCGATGTTTTCGAGCAGCTGCGGCATGGAGCGGCGCAAATGCAGGGCGTGGCCCTCGGATTCACCCTGGCGGATGGGATAGCGCCGGCAGAGGTCGGCAATCCCCTTCGGCAGCTGGTCGAGCAGCTGCCCGCTCATGCGCGCGTGCTCGATGACGGCCTGGGTCACGATCGGGTCGAACAGCAGCGTCAGGCTCTTGCCCGGGCCCGCGCTCCCGCCGCCGAGCACCTCGTCCTCGGTCGTCTCGTGGAAACGAGCAGACCACGGGCTCGGCTGATAGTTCGCGCGGTCGAAGTCCACCACCGCGGGGCCCGTTACCTAGCCTCTTCCGAAAAAGTCCAGGCCTATCAGCTTTGGCGCCTGTGTAGGCACAGGCTATTGGCCAGGCGCGGAGGGCTCCGGCACGCTCGGGGGCATGGGAACAAGGGCGGACTTTTACGTGGGCAGGGGAGCAGCCGCGCGATGGCTGGGAAGCTGCGCCATGGACGGCTATCTGGGGTCCTGCACCCGGAAGATCGTGACCGCGCAGACGCAGGAAGACTTCGAGCTGCACGTCGCCGAGCGCATCGCGGAAGACGACGGGACGCGCCCGGAGCAGGGGTGGCCGTGGCCGTGGGAAGACTCGTGCACGACGGACTACGCCTACGCCTTCGACGAGGGGCGGGTCTTCATCGCCAGGTTCGGCCACACCTGGCGGACCCTGGCGGAGCAGGAAGCCTTCGAGGCGAGCGACGAGGATGAGCCGCTCTCGGAGCGCTGCGTCTTCCCCAACATGAAGGACCGGCAGCGGGTGACGTACGGCCCACGCAGCGGGCTCATCGTCATGGGCATCCCGCGCGAGGAGCCCTAGCGCCATGACGATCGTCATCGTCACGGGGTCACGGGGTTGGCCCAACGGAATGGCGCTTTGGCACGTGCTCGCGCAGCACAAGCCGACGCTGGTCGTGCACGGGGGTTGCCCGAGCGGCGCCGACCTCCTCGCCCACAACTGGTGCGTGCAACAGGATTGCGACGAGCACGTCCTTCGAGCGAAGTGGCGCCCGGGCAAAGACCAGCAGCTCGATAAGGCGGCGGGGCCAAAGCGGAACCGGCGCATGTTGCTCGAATACCCGGGCCAGCTCGTGCTTGCCTTCCCCTACAAGGACTCGCCGGGCACAGCGCACTGCATGAAGACGGCCGAGTCGCTCGGGCACCCGCTGGAGGTCTACGACGTTGCGGGGGAGCTAATCCGCCGCACGGGGCCTCGGCGTTAGCCCGGATTCATCTCGCGCGAGCTGAGATAGCCCAGGATGGCCATGACGAGCTCGCTGTCGTAGGGCTCGTCGCTGAGCTTGGGCTTTTCCCAGAACTTGAGCGGCTCGTTCTTCTCGTAGGCTCGCAGGGCGCGGTCGGCGTGGAGCGCGATGACGAACTTCTCCTCGGCTCGCAGCGGCGCGGGCGGAGGGTCGGCGTTAATCCAGCGCTCGGTCTTGCCGGCGATGCGGCGGTCGCCCCGGTCGAGGTAGACCACGCGCCGCTCGGGCTCGGGCAGGCCCGGCAGCGTCACCAGCTCGACCGTGCCGACCATGCCGTCCTCGAGGCGCAGCATGCGCTGGCCGAGCTTCACTTCTCCCCCGGTAGCTTCTCGCCTCGTCGCTTCTTTTCGCGCCGTTTAGCGGCCGTCTTGCGCGGGTCTCGCCAGTGACGGGCAAAGAGGCGGAATTCGGGCTTCATCCCGGTACCCCCAACGAGCTGAATGCCGAACTCGTCCTTGTGCACGAGCCCACAGTCGCAACAGATGCTGAAGTGCTGCTTGCTGCCGATGGGGTACCAAACGCCCGCCTCGGCGACGCTAGCCTTGGGCAGACGCTTGCGCTTGGCCTTCGCGGTCATCGCCTCGGCCGCTCTTTCGGCTTCATGTTGCCGACCATCATGATGTAGCGGACGTCACGGCCGAGTCCGTCGGCGATCTGCCCCCACGACAGCCCTGCCGCGCGCAGCGACCGGATGACGCGGATCTCCTTCTGGCGAAAGCTCACTCTTCCAAGTCCCTGACCTCGTACGTGGTCGGGCCCGGGTGCTCGCGCGTGGTTGGGGCGGGCAGCTCGAGCTTCACGTTGAGGTTGTTCTGAATCAGCTTGGCGCCGCGGAAGGCGCGGCCTCGGGTGCTGGCGGCCATGAACTTGACCGCGACGGTGACGGCGCTCGGGGCGACGGAGGCGGGGGCCCAGCCCATCTTGGCGACTTCGAGGCGCTGTTTGGCCGCTTCGAGGCCGTAGCGCTCGATCCAGGCCTCGGGGGGCTCGGTTTGGTTGGGCCGCACCTCGACAAACGCCAAAGTGGCCTCGACAACGCCGCTCGCTTGCTCGAAAATCTGGTTTTCCAGCTCCTCGACGCGCGCGAGGCGCGTTTCCTTGAGCTTCTCGTCCTTCAGCTCCATTCGGAGCGCGAACCCCTCGTACATGAAAGGGAAGAATGGCACGGCGGCCGGACGGTGACGAGCGTTTCCTGCTGGCTCGCTGCACAGGCGACCAGCGGAAGAAGGTTTTCATCAAAGAACTCGCGCAGTACCTGGGCCATCCGCGCCGGCACGTGACGAAGTTCGCGCGGCGGCAGGGGCTTCTGCACTACGCGAGCATCGGGGTGGGGCTGGCGGCGGTGCCGTACGTGACGGAGTACGGGGCGCAGCGGGTCATCGCCTACTGTCGGGTCATTCAGGGGGGCGTGTACGTTCAGGGGAAGGACTTCCACGCGCTGCTCGAGCGGGCGCGGGCGGAGGACGCGCGCTATTGGCAGCGCAAGCGCGCGAGGATGGCGATCGAGGCGGCGGCGAAGGCGAACCGGCTGGCATTGATGGCGGCCGTCGTGGTAGCGGAGCCGGATGGGGAGCGATGACCTGCGGAGCAAGGTGACGGTGTCTGCGTGCAGCGATCCGGGGATGGTGCTCGCTGCGGTCCGGCTGGCGAAAGCGGCCATTGAGGAGAAGAGCAAGACGGCGATCGTGTTGCTGACCTCGACCTGCACCGAGGACGGGCACGGCACCCACGTTTCGCTGGCGGTCATGAACAAGAGCGGGGTCATGTCGGCGACCGAGGCACGCGCGGCGTGCCGCCGGCTACGATCGCTGGCGGACGAGCTAGAAGAGCGGTTCGCGCCAAAGGGGAGTGAGAATTGAAGCGCTGGACGCCATCCTCGTCCGGCGGCGAATTCGAGGGCTTCGAGGAGCACCCCGAGGGCGAGTGGGTAGAGCACCACGACGCGCAGCGGGCCATCACGGGCGCGCTCCTCCACGGCAAGATCGGCGCGCTCGGGGAAGTCTTCTTTGCGATCGTGGCGATCGAGGGCAAGGAAGGCGGCAGCCTCGCTGACCTGCGCGACTGGATCGGGCTGCGCCTCGAGGTGAACACCAAGATGCTCGAAGTCTTCCGCGAGACGGGCGAGATACCGACGGCGAGGCGGCTGGCAGAGGTGGAGCGCGTGTTTCGGGAGGAAGACTTGCGCCTCGAGCGCAAGTTCGCGCGCATGGACCGCTGGATTTGGGCAAGCATGGGGGTCATGGTGGCTCTGCCCGTAGGCGCCTTCCTCGGGAAGGGCGATTACGCCGGAGCGGCGCTCGGGGTGGGCATCGCGCGCGGGCAGCGATGGCTGAGCAAACGCCGGAAGGCCAAGCCGAGGCCGTGGCCCTGAGCGACTCATATTGCAAGGGATGCCGCGACGAACCGGGCGGGTGCGAGCGTTGCAACCCAGCCCGGGAGGAGCGCGCGCGACAACTGGCGCTCGCCAAGGCAGACCGCGCCGTGCTAGATGCGATGGCGAACGCCCCGTCGGACTGGCTCTTGTGGTGGGCAGAGACCGGCGGAGGCGCAGGCCCTGAAGGGTGGATGAAGCCGCTGGCGGTAGCCGAGCTAGCCCGCCGTGGGCTGAAGTAATCCAGGCGCATCCACTTCCGACGACTACACATCCACTCAGCTGATTTCGCTTGCTAGGCGCCCGGCCGGCACAGAAGATGAGTCCCGCGGAGGGAGTCCCGACCGGGAGCAGGACGAGGCGTAATCGCGGAAACCCCGGTGGTGTCTCTCTCTCTGGTTCTGGTGTATGGAGCAGATGGGACCCGGGGCATCGACGGTGACGAGCCCGTAAAAGATG